TTAAAATGTAGCAAAGTTAGCGAATTGTTTTTCGAAATTTTGTTGAGCTTTTTTAGTTACATGGTTGTAGATATTTAGGGTTGTTTGAATTTTAGCATGTCCCATTCTTTCTTGAATAACTTTCAGCCATTGGCTAATATCTCCATTTTGAGATTGCTCCATAGCACTTTCAAATAATAAACTGCAATGAGTGTGTCTAAAGCCATGTATTTTTATATCTTCAAAATTGTATTCTTTACATACATATTTCAGCCATCGATTAGGGGTGGTTAAAGCAACTATTCCATTTTTTTCTGTAGAAAATACTAACTGTTCTTTTTGTAAAGAAATTCCCCGCTTAAAGAATTCCTCTTTTTGTAGCATATACCATTTCCTTAGAACAAGCATAGTTTTTTCATCTATACTTAAAGTACGTACAGAAGCTTTTGTTTTAGGTTTTAACCCTAGTATTAGTTCACCATTGGAATTTTTTGTTATAGTTCGTTTAACATGTATTTCAGATTTTGAAAAATCGATATTATCCCAAGTTAATGCCAACATTTCGCCTTTTCGTAATCCTGAAAAAGAAACTAATCTAAAAAAAGTAAAGATATGATAAGGTTGAGTTTTTTCTACGGTTTCAAGGAATTTTATTAATGTATCTTTTTCATAGAATTTAATTTTATCAGTACTGTATTTCTTTCTAGGTGTATCAATGATTATCATTGGATTGGAATCAAGTATTTCTAATTTTTGTGCATAATTAAATACCTTTGTAGTATAAGATTTTAGCGCTCCAAATGTAGCGTATTTTTCATACCAAGCATTTACGATTTTTTGACAATAGGCGGGTTTAATGTGTTCAATACGTAGATTACCAAAAGCTGGAAGTATTTGTTTTTTAAACAAACTTTTAACACGTATAAAAGTATTTGCTGTAACAGTTCGTTCGTAAGATTCTATCCACAAATTATAAACATCTTCAAAATTATATTTAACTTTTAAATATCTACTTGATAATCCTTTTTCTGCTACTTCAATTTTTAAACGAGAAAGAGCAAGGTCAGCTTCTTTTTTAGTTTTGAATCCTCGCCGTGTAGTAAATTTTTGCTTACCTGTTAAGGGGTCAGTACCTAAGTATATTTTAAATAGATATGCTTTAGTACCGTCTTTTTTTGTATACTCTTTTATTGATTTACTATATTGTTGAACCATTTTATTACCTACTTTCTTATTTCTTTAAATGCTCGCCAGCGTATAGAAAGAAATGTAAGTAAGAAACGTATGTTCCTGTTTTTCTAAAAAGAAAAGCCCAAAGGCTAATCTTTATTGCAATTTTTGCATTGTCCCATTTGTCATATCCCATTGAGCATGAATGGTATTAAAGTTTGCCCCAGCTGAACTCATATTTCCAGTAAATGTTACTTTATCACCTATATTAAATTCATTTGTATTATTTAAATCTTTTACAAAGATTACGTATGATGCTAACGGACTAGTAGAAACTAATTCAGTCCATGATTGATTAGAAAATTTACTATCAGCAATAACAGCTACTCTTGTACTCATAGGTTCGATTACAGTACCTGTAAAAGTAAAGTTTTTTCCTTTGATCAATTTAGAAAATACTTTTGATTGGTCTGTAGTAGGAGTAATTGAATAGTATTGATCCACAAAGTTTTCAAAATCTTTTGGGTTAGTTGAAAGATATTCTTGAAACTTATCAACATTGGCATTCGTAGAACTTGAACTATTAGTTTTAGAACTACTACTAATTTGTTTTTCTTTACTGCTAGCTTCTTTTTTTACAGAACTAACTGCGGTAGATGAGCTACTAGAAGTTTTTTCATTTTCTTTTTTACCAGAACATGCAGTAAGCAATAATAAAGATAGAACCACTAAAGAAATTTTTTTCATTTTAACTATTCCTCATTTCTGATATAATTAATTTGGTTTTTTATGTCCTGATCGTTTACTAGCGATTGGGATTTTTTTGTGAGAAATAGTATTGAATTTAAAATTCTTTGATAAAAAGAGAAGATTCAGTAACGAAGTTAAATTGATAATTTTTGTAAGTAAAACTCACACCATTCTTTTCTTTAATATGTTGAATGGCTTTATAAACGTATTCAGAAGTAAACCCAAGGAATTCAGCACATTCCCAATAGTAAATATGCCCAAGTTTCCAAGATGCTATTAAATCATCAAGGCTAATAGCTAATTCTGAACCATAATTTCTAGCAAGTTTTTCTTGCTTTCTATTTTCTGTAACGTCTTGAGAGAGAATTATACCAGCACTAGTTTTATAGTGCCCGTATTCCTCATACAGCCGTTCTTTTTTATCAATAGTACATAAATCTTTATCAATAAATATAGTACCTCTGTAGAAATAAGCCGTATCGTTAGTTTTAGATTTCAGGCTTATTTCTTTTATCGGTACTTCTTTACTAACTATATCAACTAACGCTTCATAATCATTCATAGGGGACACCTGCTTAAGTTATGTGTATTTCTTTGTATATATAAATACTATGTTTTATTCGTCAATAAATTGATCTAAATATTCCATGATACCTTTTATTTCTTCTTTGGAATAAATACGACCATCAATTTCAGAATGAGCGGCTAAATCAATAACTTTTTCTTTATCCTTTTTAGGTAGATGAGTTATTTTATTAGTTGGCTCGTTTTCTTGTTTAGCAAGTTTCTGTTTAGCGTAGTTATATACATCTTGTTGATTTTCTTCGGTAAGTTTAGTATAAATACTTATTATGTTTAAATTATCATTATTACTTGTATTTGATTTTTTACTACTTGTTGCATGTTCAAATAAATATTGAGGAGTGACGTTTAATGCTTTTGCATAGATGTTAATGTCAACTTCATCTAAAGAACGATTCATATTTTCATGATTAGAAATAGTATTTTGACTAAACCCAGTTAATTTACTTAAATCTTTTTGAGTAAGTCCTTTACTTTTTCTTATGTCACGTATGACATTTCCGAGTATGTTTTTCATTGTTTCACCACCTCTTGAGATAAATATATCACATTGAGATATTTTAGTAAATAATAAAATCTCTTTTTGAGATATTTTTGTATTGACTTATATCTCAAATTGAGATATATTTGTTGTGACAAGAAGGGAGGGTATAAAAATGTCAGTAAAACAAATAGATAAAAAAGCTTTAAAAGTACAATATTTACTACCAAAAACAAAGCTTAAAGAAGTAAGACGTTTGAAGAAAGTAACCACAGCCGAAATTGCAAAAGTCATCGGTGTATCTCGTGAACATTATGAAAAAAAAGAAGCTGGAAAGTATCCGTTTCAAGATTATGAAATGATTTTGATTTCTCAAGAATTGGGAGAGGAAGTATCAAACTTATTTTTTTAAATAAAAATATCTCAAAATGAGATATAAAGATGGTAGGAAGATGAAACGTAGAAATATGAAAAAAGTAAAGAAGATGCTTTATAAAAATTTCTATTTTAAATATCTAAAAAGAAAACACGATTATACCAGCTGTTATTGGTGTAATCGTGTAATTAAGAAAAATGCAAACTATTGTCAATGGTGTAGTAAGCCTAATTTGGAAAAATAGACTTTTTAACTGTTTCAGAAACAACGTCTACAAGTAAATTATAAAGAGAATCTTTCACTAACGATGAAGCTCTTGAAAATCCCTTTTTAAATTTAGCTTCAGCGACTTTTGTTTTAGGCGTATCAACTAGTAAATCTGGAAGTGCAGTTTTAATTAATTCTTTATCAGTTTCAGAAATTTCATCATCAAGAGCTAGTAATTCAGTTGCACCTTCCAATATTAATTTTGTCCAAGGATATGGCTGAGCGCATTGTTTACAATAATATGGTAATTCAGCTTCTCTATCGCCAATATAAATAAAGCTCTCAGATTCGTACCATCCTTCTATTGGATAATGACATTCTTGGCAAGTAGAAATTAATTTTTTACCGCATTTCTCACAAAATTCTTTTGGGTCTTCTGGAGCGTTAGAAGTAACGCTAACTTGATGACCATTGATACAAACTTTTTGAAATTTTTGTCCCATAGTATTCACCTCACTTTCATAATAATTATATCAATAAAAGAAGTGAGAAATAAACATTAATCAGCTTAGAAAGGTGGTGGGAAGATGAATATACAAGAAGCTGTAGAGGTTGCTATATCAAAAGGGAAATATATTTACAGACAATCTGAAAGAGAGGAAGGGATTGAAGTAAATATATTCCCTACTAACACATGGGATTGTTGCATATTAATTAGTAAAGGTACTGAAAAAGTAGGTAAAAGATGGAACCCTAGCGCTAACGATTTAATGGCTAATGATTGGCAGATTAGCTAATTTAATTTAATCATTTTTACAATAACATCGGATGCAATATTACTCATCATATCAAGTGATACACTAGCTAATTTTGAAGAAATCTTTTTGCTTTCCGCCCAAACTTTAGGGTCGCGAACTTTGTCAAGATATTGATGACCTTCAAATGTCAAACCAGAAACTACAGACATATATGGTTTTCCGCTAGCCATTTTAACATATCCTTTTATAAATTGAGCATCATCCTTACCTAGTCTAGTTATTGCATAATTTATTTGATCTTCACTATATTTTTTTAGACGTTCAGACTTGAATATTTTATCTCCACTTGCAGATGTTGAGTAAGGTAAGTCTTCAGCAAAAAATAAAATATCTCTAACTAAATCATGGTCAAGTTTCATATAAGTAAGTCCCCTTTTTTATTAGTTCAGTAGGATAATCCACTGCTAAAAAAATTATACCAAAAAATAAATATAGAAAGGAAGTTTTAAATGGAAGTAATGTTACCCATTCAACTACCTGATTCATTCAAAGATGAATTAACAGAAGATATTAAAAATCTGGCTTTAAATGTTTTTAGCCAAACTGCTCAAGGTTTAGAAGATTTGCCACCGTACCCAAAGAAAGCAGAAGTAAAGAAAGTTCTTCATATTGGAGAAGATAAGCTTAACCAATGGATTTCAGAAGGTTTACACCTAGTTAAATTTTCAGCAAATGACCATAGAATTGATAAAGAAGAATTAAAGATGTTTTTAAACAGTAGAAAAATATAAGAACGCTCGCCAGCGTATGGAAAGAAAAAATAATCATTTTGATTGGAGAAATATAGTATGAAAAAACATATTAAAACAGCTTTACCAGATTTTATTTTATTAGCGTCACTAGTTTATATTACAACTTTAAATGCAATATCAGGAATTGTAATGGTCGTTGCATTATTTATTTCAAGTTTAATCGCGGAGAGTGAAAAAAATGGATGCAAAAACTTACAATGAAATATTTATAGAAAGTGATGAAAGATGTCTATGCCCTAGATGTGGCGTGAATTATATGGAACGTGAACTAGAAAAAAATGCTTTATCACGACATGAACCAAATGTTTACATTTGCTCTTTATGTGGGACAGATGAAGCGGTATTAGATATGTTTGGTGAGAAAATGCCATCAGAGAAATGGAGTTGCAACGCATGGTAAAGAAAAAACATAAAGGCTATTTTAAACAGCCTACCCAAGTGTTAAAGGATATTGAGGTAAAGAAAGTAAATAAACTGTACAATTCTTTATTTTCTGAAATGAGAAAAAGAGGTAATAAACATGGTTAAAGTAAACACATTAAACGCAATTGCAAATATTGTTGTTGAAGATCCAGAAAATGGTATTTCAACAATTAGCGCCACAGAATTTTTCTTTAATGTCTGTGAAGGTGTTGTTTCTAACCTTCTTAGATTAGTTGAAGGTCGATTAGTAGAAGTTGGTGGGGTTAAATATTATATTGCCCCATATTTCGAGCATGATAAAGTAGCACAAGCTTATTTAGAAAGTTAGTTGATTCTTATGGAAAAAAGAGCAAATAAAAAGCTGTGCAGGGCAAACTACACAGCAAACGAAAAGTTAAGTTATTTAAATTATAGCATGAAAGGACTGTAAAGCAAGTGAAAAATATTAATTTGGATTTATCTACTATTGGAGAAGGCGCATTACAAGAACGTTTCATCGCTTCCATGGAAAAAGTAATTGAAAACATTCTTGATTTAAACACAGAAGCCACTAAGAAACGTTCTGTAGTTATTCAGTTAGACTTTACGCCAGATGAGTACCGAGAAGTAACAAATATTGAAATGCAAACCAAAGAAAAATTAGTACCACGTACACAAGTATCCGCTCGAATGATTGTTAACAGAAGTTTTGATACTGGTTATCCAGAAGCAAATGAACTTTTAAGTAATGTTAAGGGACAAACGTATATGGATTTCCAAAAAGGAGAATTAGCAACAGATACTGGGCAACCAGTGAGTGAGGTAGAAAAACAGGAAGCTACCGCCGAAGCTCAAGAAGAAATGACTGTTATTGATTTTAGAAAAACTAATTAAACATAAAAAGGAGAATGAATATGTCAGAAGAAAATATTAAATCAGCGTTACAGTATGCAGTGGACTTAGCCGAAGGTCAAAAGGTTATCTACGAACAACAACACGGTAAGTCATTTTATGATGCAAGCAAAGCAAGCTTGAAAGAATTATATCCAATTCCGTACGCAAGTTCTTTAGAAATTAATTCATTAACAGGACTAGCTGACTATTTAAAATCTGATGCAGATTTTACTTACAAACCAATGATTCTACATGTAGAATCACCAACACTAGTTAAAGTTTTAAGTCCACTGAACGAAGATAGAAAGCGTGAATGTTTAGTTTATGCCAAAGCTATTTTAGATGATTTCCCGTTTAGTCGTTTTATGGATTCAGAAAGCTTAATTATTAATATTATGTCGCTGTTTGATAGAACGGAAGATGCAGAGGCAATTAGAGCTTGCGCTAGTTCTTTACGAATTGAAGGCGGAGCCGACATTAAAGACGATGGTACTTCTCAAGTTGTCGCTGTGAAGCAAGGTGCTACAGTCCAACAAGCGAAAGTACCAAGCCCTGCGATTTTAAGACCATACAGAACTTTTTTAGAAGTAGAGCAACCAGAGAGCCCATTTATTTTCCGTGTTAATGATCGTGCAGATTGTGCGCTATTCGATGCGGATGGTGGGTTATGGAAGTATGAAGCCATGAATAATATTAAAGAGTATTTATCTGAAGCATTACAAGAAGAAATTGAAAATGACCTAATTAAAATCATTGCTTAAATAAGCAATGAAAAATAGCAATCCATTGCCCGAAAAAAGTCGGGCTTTGGTTTTGCTAAAAAATAAAAGACCCAAGTTTACCAAAGCAAACTCAAGTCTATAGTTATTTCGACAAGACAACTATAACATATTTTTGCTTTAGTAACAAGATTAAACGCTGAAATAACAAGCGTTTGACGTCCTTGTATAGGGTATTAACATTCACGGGAAACTAAAAAGTGTAAATATCAAAGTAGAAATTAAGGGGATAGCGAAATATGTTTATTAGAGAAAAAGTCTTATCTTGTGGAGAATATGTAGAGGTAGATTTAATTCCAAGAACTGTAGACGCAGAAAGAGCAGTAAGAGGAGTGAGGGCAAAAAAGAAAAAGTTATCACGTCCTGCACAAGATAAAGTGAACCATAAAAATTCAGCAAGAAGTATTACACAGTTAGCAAATGGCAATTTTAAGAATTATGAAGACTATTGGCTAACGTTAACTTATCAACCTAAATTTTTACCAGCAACTTTAGAAGAAGCAGAAAAAGAAATAAAAAAATATTTGGAACGCTTAAGCTATCGTTGTAGAAAAATAAATAAAGAATTGAAATACATTCTAGTAACAGAATACGAATTAGACGAAGAAGGCAACCAAGTTAAAAATTTCCATCATCATTTAATTGTAAATGGTGTTTTAGATCGCGAGGAAATAGAAGGGTGTTGGTCTAAAGGACGTGGAAAAAATAAAGAGAGAATTGGGCGGGCAAATTGTCGACGTTTGCAATTTGATAATAATGGGATAGCAGGTATTGCAAATTATGTAATGAAGCCACGTTTTGGTAAAAGAGGTAAGAAAAAATGGTCAAGTTCACGTAACTTAAAAAGACCGATGTTAGTTGCTAACGATTACAAATATACACCAAAGCAAATAGAAAAAATGGCTTTATCAAACGATTACGGGGAAGAACGTCTTGCACGTATTTATAAAAATTATGACATTGTAGAAGTTCAACCAATTTACTACGAAGATACGGGTTGGCATTTCTATTTGAGAATGTGGAAGAAAAAAAGAAAGGCGGAGTGATATGTACAGTAAATCAGTTGAAAGTAAGATGAAAAACGAACAAGGAAAAATGTTTGAAAACCTAATTCTCGCTGGTTGCGATTATTACAAGAAAAAAGGGATGGCGATTATTGAAAAAACTCCAGAGCCATTTTCTGTTAAACGTAAGATGCAAAATGGGCAGTTTGTCGGACAGTTTCATAAACACCAAAAAGCACAGCCAGACTTTCAAGGAACGCTTGTTGGTGGTCGTTCTATCATTTTTGAAGCGAAAAGTACCCTAGAAGATAAAATTAAGCAATCAGTAGTGAGTGATACACAATTTAATTATTTAAAATTACATGAAGAGCTAGGTGCTTGTGCTGGTGTTTGTGTTCAAGTGAAAAAAACTTATGCTTTTATTCCGTTTGCTATTTGGCGTGATATGAAAGAATTGTATGGACGTAAATACATGACTGAAAACGAAATAAAGAAATTTGAAGTAAACACATTTGGTTATATTGCTTTTCTTGATTATGTGGAAGCGAGGAAATGTGAATGTTAACAGAAGACACTTTAAAAATAATTTTAGAAGCATATTTTAAAAAACACGAAATAATTTTCGAAGGTTCCTATCCAATCAACGAAAAAGGGCAACGTATGCTAATGATTCAAGCTTTTGGAAAAAAAGGGCGCTTTATGATGAAGATGGGAGACGATTTTAAATTATGGTGCCATTCGCTAAGTGGCAAATGGTTTTAATTGAAAGTTATAGCGTGGAACAGGAGGAAAAGTAGAAAGAGAGCTTTGAGTTAAGCTCTCAATTATTAATTTGGTTTTTGTAAAAATTTTTCAGCTTCTTGATATGCTATTTCATTTTCAATATCACTTATCAAAGCTTTTAAAAACATTTTAATGGATTTAACATCCTGTTCAGGATGTCTTTTAGAATAATGAGTTTCATCATTGCCGATGAATGAGATAGCTTTTGATAAATTTTTTGTTCTTTCTTTTGGTAGTTTTGCTATTTTACTGCTTAAAGATGTCTTTGGATTTTTTAGCCAGTCTTCAGAAGCCCCTTCTTGAGGATATTCTAATAAGAAATCTGTAACCAAAAATTCTAAAGCTTTTCTGTACCCCATACCAGCAAGCTGGTCTAAATTAGCATCTTCAGCTTCTTGTGATTGTTTCATTATTTTAACAAATTCTGGGAATTTTTCTTGAATTTCACTAGAAATATCTGCAAATTTCAATAAGATTTCTTTATCTAATGGGGGAATTGTAGTATGGACTAATCCCTTTTCAATTATAAATTGAAAATTATGTAACGTTACTTCTCCACAATATTGACAAGCTGTTACAAGTAATGTATTGGAGTCTGCTAACTGTATTCCTTCTAAAAGGACTTGCGTACCAGTATTTTTACAATGAGCACAAATTCGAGGCATTTCTATTCCTATTTGTTTATGATCGACTTCATTAATATCATGATTGTAGAATTTAACTTTTAATATATTGTTTTTCAAATTAATCATGTAGAACCTCCTAGAATGTTTTAAATAATTATATCACATGTGAAATTTTGTAGAAAGGAGTGATACTGTGGATAAAACGCATATAATCATCAAAAATAAAGACAAAGAGAAGAAAGTTTACTTACCTTTATATGGTGAAGTAACTTTAGAAATACGAAATGGCGAAATTGTTTATATTGTAAATAACGAGCGGGAAAAATGGTAAAGATAATAATTAATATCTGACCGAAGAACGGAGGATATACAAGCATGTTTGTTTGTGTATTCTCTGTTTTTATTTTAAAGGAGGGAGAGTATTTGGAAGAAGAACTATATACACCGCTGTTTATCCAAGCGATGCTAGAAGAAACAATTGAATTAGATCCCAACGTTTTTATAGAAGAAAGAATAGACTTTGAAAAAGCTATTAACAGCGCTACTTTAACTGGGAAACAACGTTTAATAATCGGTTGTCTGTTTGGTTTGCGGTTAAACATTGAACAAGTAGTAACCTTATTTAATTTTGGATTTATGGAACTACAGCAAGAATTAGAAGAAGCTAGCGAAGTAATTGAAGCTGTTATGAATGGTTGTAAGCAACCTATGCTAAAAATAAAAAAATCGAAAGCTAGAACTGTTTGGCAATATTTCAGTGAATTAGTAGACGGAGAAATAAATATATTTGATATTAACTTAGCGGTGCAACGTGATTTGTTAATGCTACTTTCTGAAAAGTTTGGGGACGTGGTCGCCTGTGACGGGCTTTTACAGTTAGTGAATGGTTTTAGTAGAGAAGATGACGGTAGACCGTTAGAAGAGCAGTACCCGTTTCATAAAGAAGCCTGTGGTAAGAAGAATGCTGGCAACGACTATTTTTATAATCAAGATAAACAAAATAACGTCATTTATTCAACGAAAGAAATTTAGAGGTGGTTCTATGATTGGATTCATTAAAAAAGTAAATCAGTTAGACGAAGCAGAGCAAATTAATTTTTATTTGAATTTACAGCGCTATTTATTAAAAGTATTTGCCAAGGATATTTATAACGAGCAAGAGCAATTACAGAATGATTTTCAACGATTTAAAGAATCTAATTTATATGAACCAGTCTTAAAATACTTTTGTGAGAAGTGTTATACAGATTTATCTTTAGAAGTAGTTGACTTTGAAAAGTTGAATAAGAAGCGGTTTAAGCTATGTAAAGTTTGTGGTAAACCATTGCTCGCTTATGACCGTATGAACGGTATTAGCTTTTGCTATGAGCAAAACTATGTGCGCTATACAATAGAAAAGCAACGCTTCTTTAATTCAAGCAGACAAGCGAGCAAATGCCAAATGAAAAGAAAGAGCCAGCTAACTATTGAATATAACAAGAGAAAGAAGGTTTTAACCAATGAGTAAACCTAAGCGGAAATGCGCTGTTGCTTCATGTAATGTATTAATTGATTACAGTGAAATGTATTGCATGAAACATAAACAGATAAAACAAGAACAAGCTTATGAACGCAACAAGCATTACAACAATACTGTTAGATACTCAGAGAAGAATAAGCAGTATGCAGACTTCTACAATTCGAGAGAGTGGAAGAACAAGCGTAAGCAAATACTAATTAGAGATAACTACATTTGCCAACCATGCCTAGAAAAAGGCGTTATTCATGAAGCAAATATGGTTCACCACAAAGATGAACTAAAAGATAATTGGGAAAAAAGACTTGATGAAGAAAATTTAGAATCGGTAAACACGATTTGCCATAATAAAATTGAAAAGAAAAATAGGCAGAATAAAAAAACAAGATAAATATATTTTGTAGAGGGTATTTTTATCCCCCCCATACCTTTAAATTTCCTGTAAATCGAAGTCCCCCCTTCGGAGGAAAAAAATTCCCTTTTTGAAGTTTTCGAAAAATAGCAGGTGAAAAAATGAAACAAAAATCAATAAACACACTACTTATAAGGAAAATAACTTTGAAAAGATAAATCAAAGTTGCTTTCCAAAAATCATTTTTTTATCAATTTTTTTGGCAAAAAGGAGGGGAAAAATTGGGGCGAGATAAAAAATTGTTAGATGCATCGAAGAAGCATTTGACGAAAGAAGAAAAAGAAAAAAAGATGAAAGAAGAGGAGGTATTATATAACTATACCCCCCTCGATTTTTCAAAGGTTCCTAAGTGGTTAAATAAGACCGCTAAAAAGGAATGGAAAAGAATTGGTATATACTTAAATGAACTGCCGATTTCGGAGCTAGATAGAAAATCAGTAGAGCTATATTGTTACTATTGTGCCTTGATTGAAGAGGCTGGTAATCAACTAAATGAAGAACCTATTATAGTTTTTGATAAGCGCAATCCTTTAATAGATACTATCAATTCTGCTAGTAAAGAGCTGAAAACATTAACCAACTCATTAGGGTTAACCATTAATGCACGTATGAAAATAGCAAATCCTTCTGAAATCGAACCCCCAAAAGTAGACCCTTTCGCTGAGATGTTCCGAAGGGTTGAAGAAAATGGCGGGTAAAGATTATGTAAAAATTTATATAGATGCTGTGGAAGCTGGTGAAATCAGTGTAGGTAAAAAAATTCAGAAAGCTATAGATAGACATAAACGAGATTTGTGGCGAATGGAAAACGATACAAATTTTGAATACGTTTATAAACCAGAACAGGCAGAAATGATTATAGCTTTTATTGGAATGCTTCCAGACCCTAAAACAAGAGAACCAAATGAAATTGCAAAGTTTCAAAACTTCATTCTTTGCTTGCTTTGGGGCTGGCGACATAAGAAAACAAATTGCCGAAGATTTACCAAAGCCTATATATCGTTAGCCCGTAAAAACGGTAAATCATTATTGGTTTCAGGGATTGCTTTATATTGTTTGTTATATGAACGCAATCCAAAAAGTGCCAGACAAATTTACGCTACAGCTAATAAAAAAGACCAAGCCAGAATTGTCTTCAATATGGTTAAGTCTCAACTGAAAGCTTTAAGAGGTAGCAGTGAAGAAGTGAAGAAACGTACTAAAATCCTTCAGAAAGAAATTGTTACCAATGATGAAAGTTTCATGCAACCTTTATCCAGTGATGCAGATACGTTAGATGGTTTAGATACATTGCTAGGTATTTTTGATGAATATTCCTATTCTAAAACTACTGAAATGATGGACGTAATAGAAACTTCTATGAGCCAGCAAGATGAACCATTAGTAATTATTATCAGCACGGCAAGTAACAAGTTAAATTATCCAATGTACGACATCGAATATAAGTATGTAGAAAAAATATTAAGCGGAGAAGTAGAAGATGATGAATATTTAGCACTTTGTTGGGAACAAGATAGCGTAAGAGAAGTAAATGATGAAGCATTATGGATTAAGTCAAATCCTTTGCTGGAATCTAACAATGAAAAAGTTGTTACACGTACTGTTAAACGTATCAGAAAGTTATATAAGGAAGGATTAGCAAAAGGGACAGTATCCAATGTTTTAACTAAGCATTTTAATTTATGGGTTCAAGCTTCAAAAGAAAGTTTTATGTCTGCTGATGAATGGAACAAAGCCAAGAAAGTTATTGAAAAATCAAGTTTGAAAGGTCGGAAAATATTTATCGGACTTGATTTATCTAGGGTTGGGGATATTACTTCTATCAGTTGGGCAATTCCAATTGAGGAACTAGAGAAAATTTATGTTGATAGCCATTCTTTTATTGGTAACAAAGCTGGTATTGAAGCCAAAGAAAAAGAAGATAAAACACCCTACCGACAATATGCCAAAGCTGGTTACTGTGAAATAACTACTTTAGAATCTGGATTAGTAGACCATAAAGACATGTTAATATGGCTAGAAGATTTTATTGAATCTAATGAATTAGTTGTAGAAGCTATTTGTTATGACCCTTACAACTTTAATCAGTTGATTCCGCTACTAGAAGAACGCTGGGGCGATAAATTAATAGAAGTTCGTCAAGGGTATATTACCTTATCACCAGCCATTAAACGTTTTAAAGAAGATATTTTAAACAAAGTTGCCATTCATGGAGAAAATCCACTTCTTACAAGAGCTATAAATAATGCAATAGTTGTAGAACAAAATGATGCATGGATGATTGATAAAAAAATGAACCGTAACAAAATAGACCCGCTAGCGGCGTTATTAAATGCTTATACAAGAATTATGTATTTTGATTTCAATGAAATTACTGTAGATGAATTGGTGGCAAATGGTGAATATGGTTTCGGGCATTAATTTAGGAGGGAAACAATGGAGAAAATTTATATAGTAACAACAATCCTTTATATTTTAGGTATGCTCTCCTTCATTGTGGGAGCATTTTTATTTAATTTTATTTTCGGTTTTATTGTTGCAGGTGTAGCTATGCTATTAACTTGCTTTGTTTTAAGCCGAGAATATCAAAATATACAAACAAAAAGAAAGTAGGTGAATAAATGGGGATTTTTATGCGTACAGAACAACGAAGTATTTCTAGTATAGCGCAAGTCGTTGATTATATTTCTATGTCTGATGTTGGTACGTTAGCTAGTGTTCAAGGTAAAACGGCGTTATTACAGAGTGACATTTTCACAGCAGTTAGAATTATTGCTTCTGATATTGCAAGCTCTGAAATAGTTCTATCCAAAGGCGAAGATGATGAAGTTTTACGAATGTTAAATAATAAACCTAACGATCATATGACCGCCTTTAGTTTTAAATATGCAATGATTGCTAATCTGTTGTTAACAGGCAATGCCTATGCGTTAGTGAATGGTGACCAATTAATATTTTTAAAACCATCACAGGTTACAGTACAAGAAGACGAAGATACCGAAGAAATTTTTTATAGTGTGATGCTACAAAATGCTAAAACAATCCTATGCAATGAAAATGAGATTATCCATTTTAAAGCAATGACTACCAACGGTAAAAAAGGTATTAGTCCTTTATATTCTTTAAAGCCAGAATTAAACATGCTTAAGAACGGTAATAATTTACTTGCTTCTTTCTTCAAGAAAGGAGTACAGGCAGGCGGTATTTTATCTTTAAAAAAATCTACTCTAAATAATGAAACAAAGAAACAAATTAGAAAGGATTTTGAAGAAGTTAACGCAGGCGCTCAAAATGCTGGTGGAGTAATTGTTTTAGATGAAACACAGGAATTTAAACGTATTGAAATTGATACTAAAGTTTTAGAAATGATTCAAAACAATGTTTATAGTACCAAGCAGATTGCAAAAACGTTTGGTATCCCTTTGAGCCGTTTCGGCATGGAAATGGTGAATACTTCGGAAACAGAAGCAAATGATGCTTATATTTCTTCGACACTAAACGGCTATAAAAAAATGATTTGCCAAGAATTAAATTGGAAACTAGGTATCTTTGAAGATGAACAGTTTATTTTGTTTGATATGGATTTTTCCACATTGCAAGGTAGAGATAAAAACACCATGTTTACAAAAATGATTGAAAAGAATAATGGTGAAGGAGTATTAACTATTAATGAAGTACGGGAATTTTATGGAAAAGAAGCAGTACAAGGCGGAGATGAAATATACAAAAATTCCGCTTCAATTCCAATTGAAAGATTATTGAGTGGAGAAGGGACGAAATAGAATGGAACAAAAATCAATTGAAACACGTAGTGTAGAAGATGTTAAGCCGTTAGATGATATGACGATAACAGGTTATGCCATTAAGTTTAATGAAAAAAGTAAACTACTTGGTAATTATTATGAAGTCATTGATTCAAAAGCGTTAGATAAAGTGAATTTAAGTGATGTGAAATGTTACTTCAATCATGATTCTAGCGCTGTATTAGGCAGAACAAAAGCTAAAACTTTAGAACTCACAATTGACGATAAAGGGTTAATGTTTAAGTGCATGTTACCAAATACTACTTATGCCAAAGACCTTTACGAATCAATAAAAAGGGGTGATGTCAACGAATGTTCTTTCGGTTTTTTAGTAGATAAGAAAAATGCCAATGCACAAAAAGTTGTGAGAAATTCAGATGGAACATTTACGAGATATATTTATGAAATTGCAGAACTTACAGAAATTAGTATTGTGCCAGAACCAGCCTATAATGATACTTCTGTAGAGGTGGCGAAACGTTCGCTAGATGAAGCAAAAGAAAAATACGAAAAAGAAAAAATCAGTTTGGAATTAGAGCTTTTAACGTTGAGTTAAAGGCTTTTTTTATATCTAAAATTAGGAGGAATATTATGAACATTGAAGAATTAAAAAAACAGGCACAGGAAGCGATTGATAGCGGAGATTTAGAAAAAGCCCGTGAATTGATGGATAAAATCAAAGAGTTAACGGCAGAAGCAAGCAAGGCAGAAGAAGAGACACGTGCCACAGAAGATAAAGAAAAAATGCAAGCAGAATTAGATGCCATTAAACCAGTGGAAAAGCGGAGCCGAAGCCGTAAAGTAGAAAAACGTACTTTACGAGAAGTTGAAAATTTAGAAGATAATCAATTAGAAGCTTTTGAAAATTTTATTCGTACGGAAGGCGTTGAAAAACGTGGTTTAAACACAACCAATACTTCTGTAGTTGTTCCAGAAGATATTTCTAACGAAGTATTAGAATTAAAAGATAATTTAGATGACTTATCACAATACATTACTGTACAAGAAGTTGGTACTGGCTCTGGTAAGTTTCCAGTTGCAAAACGTGCAACTTCTGTATTAGCAACTAAAGAAGAATTAGCTGAAATTGCAGATGTTGATGAACCATTATTTATTGAAGTCGATTACAAAACAGAAACACGTATTGGTAAAATTATGTTTTCTAATGAATTAATTGAAGATTCAGCAATAGATGTTAATGCTTACTCTAAAAAACAAATGAAACGTATGGTGAAAAATACTAATAATAAAAACATTTTAGCTATCTTATCTGCATTCACAGCAACTAATGCAACAGATGCCGATGGCTTGAAAAATGTTATCAATGTGCAGTTAGATCCAGAATTAGATATTAAATTGTTAGTTAATCAAGATGCCTATAATTATTTAGATACATTGAAAGATGCGGAAGGTCGCTATTTATTACAACCAAGCTTAAGTGCGCCAAGTGGAAAACAATTTTCAGGGCATGATGTAATTGTAGCAAGTAATAAATTAGCCCCTACGCCAAAAGATACTGTAGGATTCATTTTTATTGGGGATTTAGAAGAAGCTTGTATTTTATTCAAACGCAAAGAAATTACTGCTGAGTGGGAAAAATTCGATTCATACAGCAAAGGTTTGGCGGTTGGTATCCGTTCAGATTACAAAAAAGTAGATCCAGAAGCTGGATTTGTTGTTAATTTACCAGTAGCTACTGCTGGCGATGGTGGAGGAGAAACACCACCAACAACAGCCAAAGCAACTAAAGCAACTAAGTAGGCGAGCAGTATGGAATTAGCAGAGTTAAAGACGTTTCTTAGAATTGACTATGATACCGAAAATGATATTTTGTTGCACTTAAAAAGTGTTGCAGAAAGCTATGTTCTGGGTGCAATTGAAGTAGAAGAAACGCAAGATGTTCGTTTTAAGCATGCTGTAGCCCTGTTAGTTGGTCATTGGCTAGCTAACAGGGAATCAACAACGGATTTAAATTTGAATGCTATTCCATTTGGTGTAGAAAGCTTAATTCAGCAATTAAGGGGGCTACCTCATGGCTAGATTCGTTAATACGGGAGATTTAAACGAACGTATAAGTTTTATAAAAAAAGAAAATAGTAAAGACGGTTTTGGCGAAAATATTGTAATAGAAGAAACTGTTCATGAATGCTATGCGTGTGTTCAAGAACAGTTTCTAAGCGATATTAAAAGCACAATCGGAACTGTACTAGAAGATACAACAACTTTTATTATTCGTTACCAACAAAGAGAAAAAATTACTCGTACTATGCGTATTAAATGGCGTGAACAAGAATATGAAATTAAAAAGATTAATCCAGACCCGCGCAAGCGTCAATTTACTACGATAATTGCAAAGGCGGTAGAGTGATGAGCTTTACTGTTAAAAGTGATTTAGCGCAAGGGCTACAAGCATTAGGTGCCAAAAGAGAAAAAATCGAAAACTTGGCAGTTGGAAAAGCTGTGGAATTAGTAGCAGAAGAATTAGAAGAAAGAACACCCAAAAGTAAAAATAGCCATGAACATGCCCAAAATAATGTAGTGTACACACAGCCTAAAAATGGTGAAAGTTCTGTAGGTTATGATAAAAAAGTTGCATGGCGTATGCGCTTTTTAGAATTTGGAACAATTAAACAAGCGCCTAAAGCGATAGTGCAAAGAACCATGCGGGAGATGGAAGAAGCTGTTATTGATTTAATGGCGGAAGTGATAAGAGAGGAGCTGGGGTTAAGTTGAATATTCCTGTTAAACAAGTTTTTGATATTCTAAGCGAACAAGAAGAGTTAAACTCAATCAATTTTCACTTGAATTACATTCCAGAAGCAGAACAGCTTTTAGAAAAATTGCCATTAGGTCGCTTAGTAGAAATAGATACAACTTATACAGATTATGCTTCTAATGACCCGCTTTCTTTAGAATTTTGTGTTCAAGTTGATTTGTGGTTTTCTTCATTGCAAGAAGCCAATGAATATTACTTTTTAATAGATAAATTAATGAGAGAAAACGAATGGCAGTGCGTTTATTCAGAGTTAACAATAGATACAGATTTAGAAAACTGCAATAGAATTATCAAACGTTATTACACAACACAGAGAATTGAAATTAATTAGTTGAAGGAGAGAATAAATTATGGCAACAGTAGGTTTTGAACGTGCAATTGTCGGTGTGCATGAAAAAAATACCGATTCAGAAAAGGTAACACAAGAATTTGATATTAATTCCAAAAAAGGTGGTACCGTTGATGCAAAAATTACAGGATTAGCAGCCGCTAGTAATACAACGTTTGCTTCTGATGGCGCCTTTCATGTATCGGCGGTTGGTTCTGGTTCTCCTAAATGCGCATTCCAAGTTGCGGATTTATATCCAGAATTATACGACGCAATTACAGGAGCAGAAAAAACACCGCAAGGATACACAGCGTTAGGAAAAAATACCCGCCCACCTTATGTATCGATTATTTTTATTTCACATGATAAAGATGGAAATGAACTTTATATTGCTTTATTAAAAGGCAAGTTTGGTGCTCCAGATGAGGAATTGAAAACAGCAGAAGACAAAGGTTCAGAATTACAAACAGATAGTATTGAAGGTAATTTTGTGAACCGTGGCTTAGATGGTTATGCGTATGTTAAGGCAAAAGCAGAACCAAATGATAACGGACAAGCACTAGAAGAGTTTAAAGCTTTTGTGTTTAATAATGCAGAAGCACCAACTACACCCTAATGCGCCCCAAAGTCCACAAAGTACATTGAATGAAGATGGTTCTTTAACTGTCTCATTTGATGCTGTGGAAGGGGCTAAATCTTATGTAATTCATTATGCAAATGCTAATGAATCAGACCCGCATAGAGCGGTTTTTATGGGGTACACAGAAACTAATACATGGACATTGTCCAAAGAAGACTTACCAGAAAATAAAGCTGGAGATAAGCTTTATTTCTATGTACAGACTTTTAACGACTTAGGAAAAGGAACAAATGACATAGAAAAAGCTTCCTATTTAAATACCAATAAATTAGGTTCAGCATGGAGTGAACCAACAATAATTACAGTGCCAGAAGGAGAAACTAAATGATTAAAATTGAATTGAAACAACCAAACGGAGAAACAAAAACATTTACCCAAGAATTTGTTAGCGGTCGTAAACTGCGTAATATGCTAGTTTTTTTCAAGAAGTTAGAAAAAGACGATGAACTTGTAGATGAATTAGAAATGCTAGACGGCTTAGTAAATATTGTTGCTAATTTATTTGATGATGACTTAGTTAATTATGATTCAATTTGGGATGGAATCGAAGCTTCAAAATTAGCAGAAACACTACGTGAAGTGTTAGATTCAGCAATGGGAAAAGAAGAAAAAAAGCCAGTAGTGGAGCAGTAACCATTGAAAAAGCTTTAGAAAGTTTAGATGATTTATATCGACAGCTGTTAGAAAATGGCTGGACGTTAAACGATATAGAAGAATGCGACATAAATTTATTATTGAAACTTTATGAAGATAAAACGGATAAAGAAGTAATGAGTGCAGAAGACTTCTTTAACATGATCTAAAAGATAGCTATTTAGCTATCTTTTTTTGCTATTAAGGACTAAAGGAGGTGCGGCATATGGCAAAAAAAGGTAAGCCAATTGGAAGTATTGGCGGTGTTTTAACACTCGATGGTACCCAATTTGGGAATACATTAGATGAAATTACTAGAGGAATTAAGTTAGCAGAATCAGCAATGAAAACCAATATGAAAATATTGGGTGATGCAGGTAAAAGCTACGATGGACTTTCTCAACATGCCAAAGATTTAGAAGTGGTTATGGAAGGACAACGAAAAAAAGTTGAAGAGCTTACCAAACGACATAAAGAAGTTTCTGAAAAATATGGTGAAAATTCTAAACAAGCGCAGAACTTAGCTGTACAAGTCAATAAAGCTACAGAAAAATATACTTTGTATGAACGTCAATTAAACAATACTAAGAAAGAAATGGCGTACGCTTCCACAGAAGTTAATAAATTGTCTCAAGAAATGAAAGATAATGAAAAAGAAACAAATAGCCAAGCAACTGCTTTAAAACGTGCTGGCGATGAAGCTGGCGCTATGGAAGTGAAACAAAAAGGCTTATCACGGCAAGTTTCTTTATCTAAACAAGCAGTAGAAGAACAAAGAAAAGTAGTTCAACGATTAAGTAAAGAGTTTGGCGAAAATTCTACTGAAACATTAGATGCAAAAAATTCCCTTGCTAAATTAGAACGCCAAGCGGATAGTTCCCAAAGAGAATTTAAAGCATTAGGTAATTCCGTTGAAGGCGCTGGTAGCAGTTCTAAAAAATTAGATATGAGCGAAAGTATGAAGCCGACAGAAAAAGGCTTAGGAGCATTAGCAGAAGGTCTTGGCGGATTTAAGGGCATGCTTAAAGGTGGTTTTTATTTAGCTGGTATCCAAGCGGTGAAAAATGAAATCGTTGATATTGTAAAAGGTATCGGTGGTGCTAGCCAAAGTTTTAGAGATTTTAAAGCCCAATTGGGATTGGCTGACCAAGCAACAGGCGATTTAGTAAATACAGCATCAACTATTTATTCAGAAGGCTTTGGGGAATCGTTAGATGAGGTACAAGAATCTTTAGTAACTGTAAAACAACTTTTACCTAGCCTTGATAATGGTAGTTTAAAACAAATGGCAACTGATGCTTTAGCATTTTCTAAAGCTACTGGCTCGGATTTAAATGAAAGCCTTCGTGGTGCCGTTAATATGGTTAAAAACTTCAAAATCTCAAGTACGGAAGCTTTTGATTATTTAAACAAAGGGGCACAAACAGGGCTAAATGTATCTGATGAATTAGCCGACAATATGACCGAGTACAGTCAAGTTCTGGGGCAAATGGGTTTTACTGCTAAAGATACAATGGGTGTATTAAATAATGGTTTGCAAAACGGGGCATTTAACCTAGACAAAGTAAACGACTTTGTAAAAGAATTCGGTATAAGTTTAAATGATGGACGTATAGAAGAAAATCTTGGTTCTTTTTCACAAGGTACTCAAGAACTTTTTGTTCAATACAGAAATGGCGAAGCTACAGCTAAAGATGTCATGATGTCTTTAATAAGCGATCTTGAAAATATGAAAAATAAGCAAGATGAAGCAACTCTTGCTTCTAATATTTGGAGTGCGTTAGGTGAAGATAATGCTTTGCAAGTTGTTGAAAGTCTGAATGATGTAAATCATCAATACGATAATGTAAATAACTCAGCTAAAAATGTAGCGGATAATGTTAAAGATATTTCACCTTGGGAAATATTAAAAAGAAATACAACTACTGCATTTACTGATATTGGTGTAGCTATTGCACCATTGGGGAATAAGGTAGGCGAGAATATTTTACAAGGCGCCCAAAGTTTAAAAGCAAAGCTTAAGCCAACCATGGACGGGATTAAAGGCATTATTTATGAATTTGCTGGCAATGACGACCAAAAGAAACAAGGGCATGATATTTTAGCAAAGCTGATGCCAGAAGCAAGCGTTAAAAAGGTTGAGAGTGCTATAAATCAAGTAAAAAAAGCAATGGACATTGTAAAAAATACTATTTCAGCTACTTTTAATAGTTTAACGCCTATTTTCGATAGCATTATAAAAACGTTAGTTCCAATGCTAATGCCCATTTTTAAAAAGATAGGTGACGCTATTTCTAGTATTTTTTCTGAAATTAAGCGTTTCTGGGATGAAAATGGGAAACAATTTATAGAGGCATTTAAAAACTTTTTAGTGTTTATCCAACCTGTTTTAAAAATAGTAGTTGATGTTATTAGCTCTTTTGTTGATTCGGTTGTAGGTTTTATACATGGTATTTTAGGCGTAATTCAAGGTGCTATTAAAGTATTTACAGGCTTATTTACTGGTGATTTTAAGAAAATGTGGGAAGGAATTAAACAGATATTTTTTGGTGCTATTGAAGCTATCTGGAATTGGATTAATATTTCTTTCATTGGTCGTATCACTAAAGGTATTGGTGGTTTTGGTACTAGTGTTAAAACCATTATAAAAAATATGTGGACAGCGATTAAAGGTTTCTTTACTGGTGGTATCGGTAGTGCAATAGGCAGTACAGCCAATTTTGTTAAAAGTATTGGTTCACGTATAGGAAACATGGCAACAAGTGCTAAAAACATCGTAAAAGGTATGTGGTCAGGCGTTAAAAATTTCTTCGTTAGTGGTATCAATAGCGCAGTAAGTAGCACTGTTAATTTTATTAAAAATATTGGTTCTCATTTAGGTAATATGGGAACGAACGCTAAAAATATTGTTAGTAGTATGTGGTCAGGTATCAAGAATTTCTTTAGTAATGGTATTTCAGGAATTGTTAATAAAGTAAAAGCTTTACCTAAAATGATGGGTGACGGTATTAGAAATGGCGGTGATGCTTTGAAAAATGCGTTAGTTGGCATGTGGGAAGGTGCTGTTAAAGGTATTTCAACCCCTGTAAATATGGTTATTGGAGGAGCTAACTGGATTTTAGATAAATTCGGTAGTAAGAATAAAATTCAAGAATGGCACCCTTATGCAAAAGGAACCGACGGGCACAAAGGCGGTCATGCTATTGTAAATGATGGTACAGGTGCCGAACTAATTCAAATGCCAGACGGGCGCATGTATTTACCACAAGGAAGAAATGTATTAATTCCTAATGCTCCTAAAGGTATGAAAGTTTTACCCGCAGAACAAACTGCCAAAATTATGGGGCGCAGTAAGCCAACCTTTGCTTATAAAAATGGGATTGGTGATTTCTTTGGCGGTATGTGGGATGGAGTAAAACAAACAGCAAGTAATGTTAAAGATTTTGCATTAGATATTTTTGATTATGCAAAAAATCCAGCAAAATTAGTTAGTACTGTGGTAGATAAATTTGTTAATTTCAATGGTTTAAGTGGTGTATTTTTGGACATGGGAAAAGGTTTAGTGGATACGGCTAAAAATTCCATGTTTGGTTGGGTTAAAAATCTTTTTGCAGAAGATGAAAAGAAAAACTCAGCTCCAGCTGGTACTGGTGTTGAGCGTTGGAGAGGAACCGTTAAAAAGGCTTTGGGTATGGTTGGTTTACCTGTAAACGATGCTTATACCAATGCTTGGCTAAGTCAGATTCAAACGGAATCAGGTGGAAATGAAAAAGCAGTCCAAGGCGGTTATACCGATATAAATACGATCACTGGAGACTTAGCAAAAGGGCTTGTACAAGTAATTGGAGCAACCTTTGAAGCCTTTAAAATGCCTGGACACAATGACCGCATGAATGGCTTAGATAATTTACTTGCTGGTATGCGCTATGCTATGAGTCGTTACGGTAAAGAAGGCATGCTTCAAGTAATTGGTCATGGACACGGCTACGAAAATGGCGGGATTGTTTCAATGCCACAGTTTGCTTCTATTGCTGAAAATGGAGCAGAAGCTATTATACCATTGGCGCAAGCTAAACGAAGTAGAGCCGTTCAATTATTAAACAAAACCGCAAACTATTTAGGTGTAGGAACAACAGGAAGTAATGCAAGTGTTGAAGCTAAATTGGATAAATTAATTCAATTAATGGCAATGCTAGTAACTAAATCTGAACCAATAACAGTTAATCAGTATTTAGAACAAGCACCACAAATGACCGAACGAGAATTACAACAAGAAGCCAAACGGCAATTAACAGACTTAGTAAGGGGGTTCAAGCCAGCATGATAATTACAATTAAAAATAGCGATGGGGTAGCTGTTACGGTTGGCAACAGTTACCCATTTATTTTAAATTCAATTGAGGGAACAGAAACGGTTGAAAATAGCATAGAAACAGACGAACAATACAACCTTGATGGTGCAGTTTTTGTAAGTCAGAAATTAGGCGTAAGAGATTTACGTGTGGAAGGTCGCATTATCGGTAATCATGAAAGAGATGTGGAAGATTTGCGCAGGGGATTAATTGAAGCTGGAAACCCTAAAAAAACATTTACTTTTACTGTAGAAACCAATGCTAAAAAATATGAAATTGACGTTTTAGCGGTTATTTCACCTTCGTTTAAAGTTGTAGAATCACATCCAGACTTGTTAGATTTTAGCTTTCAATTTAAAGCGTTAGATCCATACTGGCGAGATGTAAGCTTTTATGATTCGCTAATTCCGCTATCTAAAGTAATTAACATGTTTCAATTTCCACTAGATATTACTAAAGAATATGTATTTGCTACTGTGAAATCAGGCGACATTGTCCAAGTTAATAATGATGGTGATGTTTCTACAGGTGGCGTTTTTTCAATGAAAACTTTTACTATTTGCAAAAATCCTAGAATTTACAATGTGCTTACTCAAGAATTTTTTGGATTTGAAGGGACGTACGAAGCGGGGACGGAATTTCTTATTGATACACGCAGAGGAAAGAAAAAAATGGTAAAAATTGTGAACGGGATAGAAGTAAATGCAATGAGTGAACGCCTTGAAAACTCTACTTTTCTTTCTTTAGAAAAAGGTGCTAATTATTTACAAGTACAAGCTGATTCTGGGGTAGATGGCGTTATAGTTAATTTAACCTTTACACCGCTTGTAATGGGGGTGTAACTTTTATGGCTAATGAAATAGTAATTGAAGTGTTTAAAAAAATAGACAAAGCATATAAAAGTGTAGAAGTACTTGATACCTTTAAAAGCTTTAGCTTAGAAAGAAACTATTCAAAAGAAGATACTTTTACGCTTATACTTTCTGTAAATGAAAATAATCTAAAAACGTATACCGCAGATGATGATACTTTTTTATTAGTGAATAACCAATACTGGTTGTTTGTTGATAGTGTTAAAAGTGATGATGGAAAGAAGTTATCTATTGAAGGCAAGAGTTTGTTAGGTTTAATTAAATATAGAATTAATCAAAAAATTTATGATACACAATCAGCAATGGTTAGTAAAATTGTTTTTGATTTAATTAATAATAATTCAGTTACTACAGATGCTAAGAGAAAAATAAGTGTGTTTAATTCAATAATCAATCAAGACACTAAAAGTAGTAAGATAGCCTATCAAAATTCTTACGGTAATGTTTTAGAAGAAATTTCTAGCTTGCTAGATGAATATGAACTAGGAATAAAAGAAACCATAGCCAGTAAAAAAGAACCAAAAGCAAATCTAGTTATTTATTCAGGCGTTGATAAATCAAAAAACATTGAATTTTCTACTAGAATGGAAAATTTAATAAATGAGCAATACGAAATGAACAACTATTCAGAATCAAGTGTTGCTTATGTTTTTGGTGAAGGAGAAGGTACGGCTAGAAAGAATGTTGTTATTAATGATAATTTAACTGATTTTGCCAGAAAAGAAGTTTATGTTGATGCACGTGACTTACAACAAACAACAGACGATAAAACTTTGACAGATGCTCAGTATAAAGAAGCACTAACAACTAGAGGCAAGCAAAAGCTTAATGAAGATGAAAAAATTTTAGTACTGAAAGGCGATATAAATAGCCATTCAGTACTATTTATTTTGGAAAAAGATTATCAAATAGGCGACATTGTGAAAGTAGTAAGTGCTATTTACCATTTATCATACACGACAAGACTTTTAGGAATTACCGAAACATGGGATGAAAAAGGCTATCACATTACACCCCAATTAGGGAAAGAAAGTAAAACGATTCTGGATTATTTAGGAGGGAGGTAAAAAATGACACAGTGGGCTTTTCCTTTTCTGTCAGTAAATAATGATAGAACATATAGTGATTCTGATTTTTCACTATTTTATAAAAATCTATTTAGGAATGGTGTGGCAATTACTATTGCAAGTGCCTTAAAGGTAAAAGAAGCACCGAACAAAGGCATGAGAATTATTGTTTCTGGTGGCGTTGCTGTAGTAGAAGGTCGTCAATATTTTAATACGGAAGATTTAGCGATAGATGTACCAGTAGCTTCAACTACGCAAGATAGAAAAGATTGTGTGGTAGTGCGTTTAGACTTAAATAATCGTGTAATGAGTGCTGTATATAAGCAAGGTACAACTAATTTAGAACGCACAGAACAAGTTTATGAATTGAAGCTTGCTGAAATCTTAGTAGCAAGGAATGCTTCTGGTGTTACTAATGCCAATATTAAAGATTTTAGAGCTGACAGCGAAGCGTGTGGATATACTAGCCCATACGATAAAGTAAATGTATCGGGATTAGAACAACAGTATCAAGAAAAATTGGAAGAAGCATTTAATGCTTTTACAGCAAACGCACAAGAAAAAGAAAGAAAAATGGATTCAATGCTTTCTGAAATGTCTGTTCTTTTTAGTAATTGGTTAGATAGTTTAAAAAGTGAATTAGATGAAAACCAAGTAGGGAACCTACAAAACCAAATTGATGAATTAAAACCAACTTTTTCATTAGGAACTATAAAACATTCTTTAAAAGGCTATCCAATTGCTAGGGCGCTTTATTCAGAGTATGGCGCTGGTGTCGTTCCTGTAGGAGATGAGCCAACAGGAGCTGGTGGAGGTACAGTATTACAAATTCCGTTAAGCGTTGAGTACTTAACCACTGATACTTTACAAGTAAAAGTGCCTAATAAATTTACTTTAACCAGTCAGGAAGTAATAAAAGTGAGCGAAAGAGAATATCGTTTTGTATCAGGTTACAAAGCAATTCAAATTAATTTAGGAGGGATATAGATGAAGTATGAAACAAAAGACCTGATTAAAGGTGATGCAGATTGGCATGAAATTATTAATGATAATTTTAAAACAGTTTCTCAATCTGTAAGTAATCCAGAACAATTTGTATATAGATTTAGTGGAGTGTCTCAAGTTGAAGAGCAATATAAAACATTTTTCGATGAAAAACAAATGAAGATAGTTTTAGTGAGAACTGCTAGTAAAGTTGATGCATATTTAAGAGTTTGTGCAAAAGACTATACAAAATTAAATAATAATTTACTATCTATTTTTAACATTCCAGAAGGATTTAGATTTGATAATTCTATTAGGGTGGATACGTGGAATGTACCCTTGACAGTAACACAGTACACATATCCACAAGGGAATTTTGGTGCTTTGTATGAAATGGATACGAAGAGTATTAAATTTGGTACTAATAGAAATGGAAATATTTATATTCATGGGAGCTGGCATACAGCAGACCCGTTTCCAGAACCGCAGGTGAAATAAATGGAAAAATACTTTAACACTGTAACGATGGTTTTTGGGATAGTTGGAGGTGCAACTGCTAGCCTTCTAGGTGGCATGGATAAGATTCTATATGTTTTATCTTTTATGATCGTTGCGGATTATATTACTGGTTTAATGAAAGGGTGGAAAGTTAAACAACTTTCAAGTAGAACGGGCTTTGAAGGGATTCTAAAAAAAGTCATGATTTATTTTGTGATTGCAACAGCTGTAGTTATCCAACAGCTAGTAAATGATGCAATCCCTTTAAGAGAAATTGTTATCATGTTTTATATTGCGAATGAAGGCATTTCGCTATTAGAAAATGCTGGAGAGTTTATACCATTACCGCAAAAACTAAAAGACGTACTAATTCAATTAAGAGATACAGAAAAGTAAGAAGCTATCAAAATGGTGGCTTCTTTTTTATATCAAAAAGAAGAGAGGTTTTTAAATGAAAAAACAAGTGAAACTATTTATTTTAGGAGCGATGCTATCAGGTTTGCTTTTACCAGCTAGCGCAAATGCTTATGAAGTAGAACACCGTGGTAATATTAACGCTGGTTGGTCACAAACTACAGGGCAATATATTATTGCTCATGATACAGCAAATTTAGATGCGGGGATAGATAACGAAGCTAATAACATGTTGAACAACTGGCAACGACAAGAAGCCTTTACACAGTATGTAGTAGGTGGCGGAGGTCGTGTTATCCAAGTAGCAGAAAATGGGCGTGTTTCTTGGGGGGCTGGTAATGCTAATCCATACGCATATAGCCAAGTAGAGCTAGCCAATACTTCTAATGCGGAACTGTTTAAGAAAGATTATCCAGTGTACATTAATTTGTTACGTGATTTAGCTAACCAAATTGGCGCTACGTATGATTTAGATGACGCAACTAATTATGGTATTAAAACACATAAATGGGTAACTGATAACATTTGGGGAAATCATACAGACCCATATGGATATTTAGCAAGTTGGGGAATCAGTAAAGCGCAATTCCAAAAAGATTTAATGACAGGATTACCAGAAAATGGAAGTAATACACCAGTAAACCCGAAACCAAAAGAGTATAAAGTAAATCAAAATGTATTAGTTACTTCTATCTATAAAACGCCAGATGCCCCAATTGGTGAACATATTGACGCTTCAAAACTCTGGACACAGGTAGGAACAATTACTAAAAAATTGAATGGACACAAGAACCTTTATAAAATTGAAAATAGTGGTAAGTTGTTAGGTTATGCAAATATCGGAGATATTGCGGGTCTCTGGGAAAATAAACCAGCTAAACAAACTAAAGTATTTACTATTACGGTGCCAGAAGGAATTATTTTACGCACTAGAAAACCTAGCCTTAGTGCACCAATTTATGGAGTATGGGGGAAAGGTGCTACTTTCCGCTATGATTCTGTATTTACAGAAGATGGCTTTGTATGGTTAGGTGGTTCAGATTCGCAAGGAACTAGAATTTTTATCCCTATCGGGGAAAATGATGGTAATCCTAAAAATACTTGGGGTGTGGGATATTAA